AGACATCGTAACTATCTTTTTTATCCTTGTCGACTCCTTCGGTTATGGAGCCAGGATAAGGATTCAAAACATTGTAAACATCGATGCATTGTTGTACAGCTTCATCGGAAGCCCAACCATAAGCAAAAAAGGTCGACATGCCATTTACAGTTTCAAACTCTAAAGACATTTTATCGACCGTACTTTTCTCGATAGTTTGATCTTTGCTCTACAAATTGATCGATGTATTCATCCCGAGTCGACTTGAAAACCAGAGGATGGTCGTTGTCGACAGACATGAGGATGATAGTTTGATTAACAGGAGTCTTTGTTAACTCTTCAAACATAACACAATAAGCTGATGCTTGCATGAAGTAGTTTGAGATTTGATCTTTTCGCTTTCGTCGTTTTGATGTCTTGAAGTCTATGACAGATAGCTTACCGTTCCATTCACCAATACAATCAACTCTTCCTCCAACTTCAAGATAGTTAGAGTAAAGAGGAACTTCTTGCATTATAATGTTATCAAGGTACTTGTCTATCAAGCCTTTGAGACTGTTAAAAGTCTCAATGTTAGCAGGCATGTGACCTTCAAGATAATCTTCTTCATTATTAATGTAGTCTTCACATAACTTGTGTACTGCAGTGCCTCGCGAGGACGCTTGAGCTGATACTTTGTTAGCTACTTCATTACCTACTTTCTTTCTCCACGCAGCAATGCCAGCAGCAGAAAGATCTTTAAGTACAGTAGTGACGGACGGATATAATTTACCATCAGGTGTTTCATAAAGTCGCTGCCCGTCAACTACTTTAGTTTCTAACTCATTAATGTCTGGTGGTGTCGTATGGATAAACTGTTTCATTCAAATATTCATCTTTAGCAATCAAGTAGTCGCGAACGAGTCCAGAACGAACTATGTCGTCATAGCTAAACTCTACTTTTTCAAAATTATTAACATTATCTAGTATAGTCATAAACGGATCCAATCCACACTGATCCCAAGGCTTATCTAAATCAGTTTGACCGCAATCACCACAGAATAGTATCTGACTATTAACTCCTACTCGTGTAATAATACTATCTAACTCATGGAAAGTCAAGTTTTGTGCTTCGTCTACTATAATAATGCAATCATCTAATGTAGTACCTCTAAGGAAAGAAGTACTCATAAACTCTATCTGGTTTTTGGTTTTAAGAATCTCATATGCATCACCTCTACCAAACAAATCGTTACACATTGCTTGATATGGTATCTCATATGTTTTCATCTTTTCTTTTTCACTACCGGGAAGGAATCCCATTTCTCTAGTAGGTACTACAGATCTTACAATAACTACTTTGTCCTTATAGCTTTTGGGTTTGAAGAGTTCGTTTAATGCAAGGTATAATGATATGAATGTTTTACCTGTTCCTGCAAGTCCATGAAGAACAACATGGTTCTCATTTTCAAACAAATCATAAACAAGTTGTTGGTTAGGTGTCTTTGCTGGCACCATCCTTAGTTTAAGTTGAAACTTTTGAATCGGTTCTTTCTTTCTTTTTATCCTTTTAGGCTTTTCGAATATGTCTTCGTAAAAATCGTACTCTTGATAAGCTAGACCGAGATTGGACATTGTAACTCCTAGTTATTGTTGTTGACGTTGTTTCCTCCACTTCGCTACAGCGTTTTCAGTTTTGGCATCCTTCGCTGATTTTTTAACATAACGATTAGCTAAGTCACTGGTTGGATGAGCTTCACCTATTTTTTGTAAAGTCTCATTCCAGCCATCATCATTTTTAATTCTTGAATCCAAACCAACCCCTGCCACAATGTTTAATCCATTGAGCACGGATGTTATCCAGGGACAATCTTCTAAGAAACGAACTTTGTCATCATAGGACATGATAGATTCAAAGTATTCGTCTGTGCGGGTATCTTTGAAAGTATAGGTAGGCATTATCCTACTGCAGCCTCTTGTACAGAAGACAAGAGCGTTTGTTCAAACGAATCATAAAAAATACCAAAGACATTGCTTGCATTTAAATTATGATACTCATCTTGGTTTCCATATTGAGGAACTACAAAAGTAAATTTTACCTTGTTGTACTTCCTAGCTAAAAACTGCATGTACTTTACTCTATTTAGATTATCCTGGTATCGCGACCTTGTCTCTGGTCCATAAGCATTTGTACCATCATAAAGGTTGCCAAGCGATACCTTAGGAGACTTAATCATAAAGTCAAATCCGAGGCAGTATAATGCAGTGTAACCCGTTTTTATAGCCTCCAGCATAGCATTGACACCCGCATTTGATCTAAACCGCTGATACTGGTTATATTCGGGATCTTCAAACTGTTCATCAAAAGGAGGTACTATAAACTTTTCTTTAGGAAAATCACTTTCGTTTATCTCGTTGATAATCGGTTCATCTATAGCAACAAGGTAGTCAACGAGGTCAGCGTGATCTCTGTACAATGCATTACAGCCATAAATTGCTCCGCGGCCCTTCAGCTTATTGAGTTCGAACTTTTTTCTACTTGGACCGTTACCTATAATATATGCTACTTCCATTTCTCATCTATCCCGGGAAACGCTTTCCTCACTACACTCTCGGTAATGTCTTTTAATTCTGATGGCAACTTTTTATTCTTAACGTGGAGAAGCAGTTTTGCATCCCCAGCATCTATAGACTCTAAAAGTTGAATAAACATTTGCTCGCGCTTAAGAGGGCGAAGCTGTTCTCCATCTGGAATATTAAGACAATACTTCAAAAGACGAATATCTGCTTTGAGTACATTTTGAGCATCAATGCCTACATCTATTGGAGTAAAAGGTGGATCCGTTTCTGGGAGCAAAAACTTAATGTTAGGGTTGTACACAAGATCTAGAATAACTTTGATTGGAAAATCATTCTGGAAGGCTGAGAGAGCTTCTGACCTTGCTTTGTTACCTTTTAATTTTGCTATTTTCAGTAGTGTTTCATAAATTGATTCATTCATTGTTAGTAGCTTCTTCTGCAAAGTATTCTTGGGCTATACGGCCTGCATAATCTGATAGCTTGTGGTCTAAATCCTTAGAGTAATAAAGAGTAGACTTTAGTAATTCCATAGCAAACATATATCTAATTATGAAGCCATCATTATCAACATCATACCCATTATGATGCATCTGGTTAACTAATTCGTGTCCTATCTTATCAATAAAATCTTCTATCAAGTTTTTAGCTATTTCGTTCTCATAGAAGGTAGAATCGACCTGCTTGACAGGACCCGTTAACTTAGTAGGAAACTGAATTACATTACTCATTAACATATTTATTGTTTTGTATCCAGTATATTCTTCAAAAGACCGTTCCACTGAGGAATCCTAGAGTTCCAACTAAAGAATGCGTCTGAATATGCCTTTGAGAATTCCGTTCTTCCAGTAAGCTCTGGTGTACCAACTTTTTCGATAGTTTGAGCAAGCACTTGACACATAATGTTAGCATGTATGTTTACATCCTCGTGCATACTATATGTAATAGCAAATCCAGCAGTTGTTTCTGGTAGTGCTGCAAAATCTGGACATACTATTGCACACTTGGCCGACATAGCTTCGATAGCTGCGATACATGAAGTTTCAGGCCAAATGGATGGTAAAGCAAAGATATGTGCTTTTTGTAGTGCTTCGCGAACTACCTCATTGGGTTGGTACCCATGATAATTAATCTTAGGATGGTCTCTGCATGCTTGGAACAGGTGCTCATAGTCGGCATCTCGTTGACTCCACCCATATATTTCAAAACTGGAATATACGTCTAATGTGATATTATCAAAATGGTTGCACAACTCATCAAACACTGGCACTAATATCTCTAATCCTCTATGAGGAGTAGTATGATATATGATGTTGATTTGTTCAGAAGGGTCAGGTTTTTCGTGATTTGGAATAGGATCAATACAGTTCTTCATAATGACAAAGTCACTAGGCTTGATACCATAAGCAAGCTCATATTGAGTCTTTTGAAAGTTAGAAACAAATACTAACTTGTCAAATCTTTTACGAGCTTCTTC